CAAAAATACTCAGAAAACAAATATTGGAAAAAAGTAGGCCTTGACAAGAAAGAAGAGTATTATAAGGGATTGAACAAATGAACCTATTAGAAAAATATATAAGATTATTGTTGGTTGAATCAAGAGTTGATGATATAAAGATAAAATATCCTAATATTGCAAATAAAGTTGAATTATTATCTAAACAAGACCCTTCAGGCAATAATAAATACCTTGAATGGATGGTTAAGCAGGCTTCAACAGGCTATGGTTTAGATGATATTGTTGAGTTAGTAAACTTATTTCATAAAAGCCAACAAAGGTTGAAAGGTAATAAGAAAGATCTTTATAGTTATAAAAATCTTAGTGAACTGTCAAAAGAGTTAGATAAGCTTCCAAAAAAATCAAAGAGACAACAAAAAATAGAAATTTCTGAAGGTGCAGAAAAAATATATGAAGATGATGAAGCTTTGTTAATAAGGGTGGACACAAAGGATGCTGTTTGTAAATATGGTGCAGGAACAAAGTGGTGCATAACGAGTAAAAATGAAAGACACTTTGAAAAATATTCAGAAGAGGGCGTTATATTTTATTATATGATTGCAAAAAATATAGAAAATGACGGCTCTGTATTAAACAAGATCGCCTTTGCTGTTTATACTGTTGGTTCAAATGTTGGAAAAGTTGACATATTTGACTCTGAAGATAATGAAAGAAATGTTGTTGGTGATATTGAACATTATCCACCATATGATATGTTGGTCGAAAAGGCATTGCATTTAATTGAAAGTGATTCTAAAAAATTAGGTAAAAATTATTATGTTGATAAAATAGTAGAAAAAATTTATAATAATCCGAAACAAATTTTAGATTATAGTTATAACGATGCCGCAGTACACGATTTGTTAGAAGATAAGGACTTGCCAGAGGATATATTAGAAGTTGTTTTTAATAATATGGATTTTTTTCTTCACAATATAAACAAGTGGGTATCACATTCAAACAACACGCCTAGATTATTAACTTACTTAAGTGATGATAGACGATTTCCACCATCAATTCGCTCTTTAGTCGCTCTGCATGAGAACACCCCTGTTGATGTTTTGGGTAGGATGGTTTTTGATTATAATGATGCGACTCAAAGTTGGATGGTTGCTAGGTCAGCGGTTTTGAATGAAAGAACGCCCTATTATGCATTGAAGAATGTCATAACTATGGGAAGTCAAAGTCACGATGTAATTTCTTACATGTTGCTAAGGGATGATTTAACATATGAGATAATAAAATTAATGTTAGAAAATAAATCAACAATGTATTTTATAAAGGATGTTTATGATTATGTAAAAGATCACAAACAAAGCTTTACAGAGGAAGAATATAATAAACTAATGCAAACAATTGAATATAATTTTTAAATGGGAGAGTTAAATAAATGCAACTAACTGAAGCACAAATTGAAAATCTAATTTTAAAAGTAATTACAGAGACTACAAATGGCAAAAAGAAAAAAGTTGCAAGCACACTTAGTCAAGTTGTCAACCTTCTATCAACCTATCAGTTATCATTCTCAGGGGAAGAAAAAAGAAACTTAATTAAAGCTCAAGGGTTAATTGAAGACATTGTTATTGCAATGGAGAGAGAGTTCAAAAATAACAAACGACAATTAACTTTAGCAGCTTAAAATATTATAGTGTTTTTCCTAAATTAAAATATAATTAATATATAGAGAGTAAATTTAAATTAATTGGAATACAAATTAATTGGGTAGATTATTTATAACAAAAAGAGAGCTTCAGCTTATTTCTGATATTAACAAAGAGTTAATAAAAGATATCATTGGAGAAGAGATAATATATCATCCAGTATCAGAAGAGAAGACAAAAAAGGATGAGCTATATGATGAGGCTGAGGTAAAGGTAACAGAGACTCCAATAAATATAAGATGTTTGGTTAATTGGGAAGGTTCAACAACTGAAACAACAAATTTTGGTGTGGATAAGAAATATTCAATTGAAGTTTATTTTCATGAAGAGGATCTTTCAGATAAGAACATAAAGTTGAGAGAGGGTGATTTTGTTGAATATGGAGCAATATTTTTTGAAGTTATAAATTTAGGACAACCAGACCTTATTTATGGACAAGCTGAGCACAAAGTTATGACAAAAGCTATTTGTAAGTCTGTTAGAAAAGGTCAGTTTTATAAAGATAGCCTGGAAACAGACGAAGAAAGGGATACGTTTACACAGATTGCTGGTGATGAAGATGAGGGTGACAGGAGAGAGTTGGTTGAAGGTGGGAAGATTGAGAGGTTGTTGGACCATGGTGTAACTTCACCGTTTACTGAAGATGATGATTATTGATGGACATATTAGAACGATATATAAAAAACTTAATTGAGAGGGAGTTAGTTAATGGGCTGTATGGTAAATATTTGTTTGGAGAGCCGAGGGGTCTGCCAACAAAAGAAAATCCAGAAAAAGATGTTGATGAGGAAAGAAAGTTATATAAAGCTTTGTCTGATTGGGTGCAAGATCGTCGTATAAGTGCTAAGTTTTTGAAGCAGCTTGATAAGTTAAAAGATATGATGGATCAGGGTTTATATAAGGATGTTTTGAAGCCAAAGCTTGGAAAAGTTTATCGTGGTATGCAACTATCAACTACTTTGGCAGAGGAAATGTTTGGAAACAATATTTTTGATGAAATAACTACTGAAAATCTAGTTGTTAAAATTGAAAATTATGTATATGAACCAAGAAAAATGATTTCTTCATGGTCTTATAAAAAAAGAACGGCATTAGGTTTTTCTGTTTATCTTTATAATAGATTTTATAGAGATATATATTCTAATAAAAATCTTGTTTATGTAATATATAAGGCCAATGTTGCTAATAATAATTTTCTGTTTGATTATAGGCAAATTAAGCCATATAATTACTACTTAAGTGGTAAGTATAAGGGCAAATATAAAGAGTTCTTTCCTCATCATGTACATAGTTCGAATTTAATGAGACAAGAAAGTGAAGTTATTTCATTAGGGCCTATTAATTGTGAGGAGGTTTGTATTATCCCATATGGACTCATAAGTAATGTGGGCAAACATATATCTAAAAAAGACGTTGCTGATCTGTTTAGGAGGGAGGTTAGATAGATGCGCTTATTAGAACAATATATAAAAAATCTGTTAGTTGAATCAAGATTTGATGATGCGAAAAAAATTGATCCAGAGTTAAAGGAGCCAGGATTAGAATATTTGTCTAATAATGATCCGTCAGGAAATGACAAATACTTAATGTGGATGGTAAGGCAAAAGAATTATCCTTTAATGGATAGGCTTGAGTTGGTCAAACAGTTTCATAGAAATATACAAAGGTTGCCAAAAGACAAAAGAGACATAAACAAATTTGTTAGTATGGAAGAGCTAAGTGCGTTTCTTGACAATATAGCTATAACTTCAAAAAGGCAGCAAAAAAAAGATATTTCAAAAGGTGGCGTAGAAAGGGTTTATGAAGATGATAATGTATTAGCTTTCAGGGTAAACACAGAGGATGCTGCTTGTAAATATGGTGCAGGAACAAAATGGTGCATTTCAGCAAAAAGAGATAACAGGTTTATACAATATTCTATGGATAATGTTGTGTTTTATTTTTTACTTAACAAAGATCTTATAAGTAAAGCCCCTCATGATAAGTATGCAAAGGTTGCAATTGCTGTTGGTACTGATGGAAGGGATGAAACATTTGATGCAACTGATACAAAATTTCATGTATTAGATTTGTTATCAAAGGCCGAAACTCCTGAAATTGACAACTCTATATCAAAAGCATTAGCAAGAATTAATGTAAATTGGGCAAAAAATTCAAAGTCTGTTTGTAAAGAAAAGTTTATGGAAGAGATAAATAATAATCCAAAAAATGTTATGAAATTAGGTACTTCATATAAAATACGATTAGCTAGTGATTTTAACACACAAGGTAATGTTTTAGAATATTTGGCAGGGTATGAAAGTTATCCTGAAGTTTTGTTGCCGTTAACAGGAAACCCATCACTGACAATAAAAGCTATGAAGTTGTTGTCAAATCATGATAATTTTCAAGTGAGGGCCGGGATTGCTATAAATGAAAAAACTCCAATTAATATCTTAAGAGAATTGTCTAAGGACGATCATGAGTATGTTAAGTTTCAGTTAATTAGAAACATTGTTGCTATGAAAGATAAAGGGGTTATTGATATATTGTTAAGTGGTGAGTGTAGTAAGGTTAGGGAAGTGTTGGCGTGGTCTAGCTATACTCCAATGAATGCATTATTTAGGCTAGCTTATTATGATAACAGTTTAATTGTTAGGGAACGGGCATTGAAACAAATTATTGAAAGAGATTATAAAGACGAATATGATAGATATAAGGAAACACCAGAAAAAGAGAGGCTAGAAAAGTATGCCTAATAGAGAAGATTACTTACAAAGGGGAGAAAGCCCAACATTTTCAAACAAAAGGGTTAAAAATGAAAATGTAAAGGATCGTCCTGGTACAACAACAGAAGACTTTGTATTACCTTCATCAACAATAAAAGATATTGATAAAGCAATATATAATCATTTTGACGAGAGCTTAAATATATTTTTAAAGATTAACAAGGAAAGTAAAAAAGTTCCTGTCATGTTTGCAACTGGAGAAAGGTGGGCATTAGTAAGAAAAAGAAAGCCACTAAGAGATGGTGATGGTAGGTTAATACTTCCACTAATAACAGTTAGCAAGGGAGACACAGAAAAAACAGAAGACATGCATGGCATTCCAGGTGATTTTGGGGAGCTAATAATAAAAAGAAAGATAGGGGCAGACAATCCAAACTACCAAAACCTAATTAACCAAACAGGCTTAATTAACCAAAAGAATGTACACTTATCTGGCTCAACAGAAAGTGATCAAGAAGGATCAAGAAGAACACCTCCAGGAAAACCATTTAATGGAGTGTTGTATAAGGGAAAGCAAATCAATCAATCAAAGTTAAACCCAAGAAATATATATGAGATATACTCAATGGGGTTCCCAGATTTTGTTACAATAACTTATGAGGTAATTGTATGGACACAATATTCAACTCAAAACAATACAATTGTTGAAAGTGTGTTAAGGGGATGTGATTGGAAGAATTCAATAAAACTAGATACTGACAAAGGATATTATTATATTGCTATTCTAGAGAAAAATATTGTAAATCAATCAAACAAAGACGATTTTTCAGACACAGAAAGACTAGTTAAAAGTGTGTTTACTGTTAAGGTTATGGCTTATATTATGGGTGCAACTGATAGTGAAAGTGTGCCAATAACAAAAATGGTGAATGCCCCTCAATTAAGGTTTGAAACTTTTGATGGCAACGGCTCTTCAACGTTATATGATCCAGATAAGCTGGGTGATGATGTTGATCAAGTGGATGAGTTATCAAAGATGGGGAGAAAGGCAAATAGAAAGATACGGAAGAGAAAAGGTGGAGACTCATCACATAAAAATAAAAATAAAACAAAAAAAGCTTCAGAGAAAGTTTGGTTTTTTAATGATGTTGAGCAGCTTGACGACTTTTTTGCAAATTAATTAATTTTCTTAAAAATTTTTTGGCATTTCAATTAAGTGTAAACATACTTAATAATAAGCATTATTTTAAGTTTTTTAAATAATGAATAAAAATGTAATTATATATTGGGAGAAAAAATAATATGGCAACAGAGAAGACATTTAGAAGTCCTGGTATTTTTCAGACTGAAATCGAATTAACCCCAACTCAGATTAAACCATTTGGTACTCCTGGTACTGTTGTAGGTACGGCAGAAAAAGGGCCTGCCTTTGTACCAGTACTATTTGCTCAATGGAAAGACTTTGTTGCAACATTTGGTGATTTGGACTCTGATTATTATGGTCCATATGCAATGAGAGAGTTTTTAAGGAGTAGCACATCTGGCGTTTATATGAGAGTTTTGGGTGGTGGAACAGCAGCAGTTAGTGCAACTGATGGTACAGTTTCCAATGCTGGTTTTTTGCTTTCTGGTAGTGATGGAAGGGTACAATTCCTTTGTGCAAACCATACAGACACTACAGATTCACAATTCCTTGGACAAGCTTCAGGCTCAGCAGAAGATTCATCAGCAAACTTGGTGAGAGCCGTCATTATGACAAGTGGTTCAACAAGAATCAGGGTTGCAGATACCACTGAAGATGATGTTCCAATTGCTAACCTAGAAACTTTTAATGATACTTGTACGGCAACAGGTAACAAGTTTCACTTGTTTATTTCTTCATCATCAGATTGGACTGGTGGAAATGTTGCTGGTAGTCTTAATGTTAGAAAATTAAGTGCATCATTAAACCCATCAGATACTGAGTATGTTGGTAATACCCTCAATACTGATCCAGATTTATTTGGCACAGAAAGGCACTTACTTTACCTTGACTTCCCTGTTGATATTGAACGTGCGACTACTGTAGGCAAAACTGTAGAAATTCTTAGTGGTTCACATATTGATGCTGGCGAAAATTGGGATAAAAAATATGGTGATTATCAAAGTAGATATACAACTTCAAAATCTCCTTATGTTATTTCACAAAGATTTGGTACAAGAAAGTATGATCTTTTCTATTTTGAGTCACTTTCTGATGGAAAATGGGCTAATGAAAATATTAAGATCTCTGTTACAAATGTAAGAAGGCCTGTTTCTGATACCGAACTTTATGGAACCTTTACTTTAGTGGTAAGAAAGTTTGATGATACAGATAACGATCCAGTTATTATGGAACAACATACAAACTTAGATCTTAACCCAAATTCAGAAAATTATATCATTAGAAGAATTGGAGATAAAAGTATTTATTTTGATTGGGATCAAAGTGATGATGACGAAAGAAGGTTAGTAGTAGATGGTGATTATGCAAACAGATCAACTCATATCAGAGTAATTCCAAGTAATGATCTTAAAAATGGTGTGGTTCCAACCGATGCCCTTCCATGGGGATTTAAGGGATATCCATTAATGCATACAAAAAATAGGCTCTTTGGTGATGAAGCAACAATTATTGATTCGACCATCCCTCCAATCCCATTTAGGGTTAACGTGGGTAAAAAGTCTAGCACAAACAAAACCCTTAACACAAAACTACATTGGGGTGTACACTTTGAAAGAGCTTCAGGCTCAGCAGAAAGTGTGTGGTCAGGAAGAGATGATGGTTATATTAATGCCTCATTAAAACATAATAATTGTCTAGATAGTATGGCTAGGTTTATGGGAATTAATCATGCCGGACAAGATGTATTGTTGTCTGGTTCAAATATGAATGATTATAGCGCAACTGTTGGTAGTTGGTATAATGAATTCTCATTAGAAAAAATTGATACAGCAGGGTCTTCTTCAAAATTGTCAGATGCAAAATATTGGCAATATAAAGGAACTTATGATCTTGCAGCTTCAAATGCATTCAAACCAGACTCAACTTATCTAAATAAGTTTGCAAATGTAGCTAAATTCTCATTCTTCTTTTATGGTGGTTTTGATGGCACAGATATGCTAGATAAAAATTCACGTCTAATGAGAGATGATGATATGCAAGCAACTGAGTTCACTGTGAGAAATGTTGTTCATGGTAATTCATTGGATTGTAATACAGTTAAGTCATATAGAACTGCAATTGATATTGTTGCAAATCCAGAAAATGTAGATACAAACTTGTTAGCAATTCCTGATATTCGAGATGGATTGGTTACTGACTATGCAGTAGATGCCGTTGAGGACAGGTTTGATTGTTTCTATATTATGGATGCTGAAAATGTTGATGAAGATGGTGATGTAATTTTTGATAATCCAGTTGGGCAAGATGTCGCAGGAAGTGGTAGGCCATCAGTTGAAAATACGATTAGTCAATTGGAGACAAGAGGCCTTGATACAAACTTTGCTGCAACTTATTGGCCTGATGTTCGTTTATATGACGAGGCAAATAATAAAGTAGTAACTGTTCCGCCTTCAGTTGTTGTGATGGGTGCATTTGCGTTTAATGATAAAGTAGCTCAGCCTTGGTTTGCCCCTGCTGGATTTAATAGGGGTGGATTAACTAATGTTAGAGATGCAGATGTTAGATTGACTCACAAAGATCGTGGTGATCTTTATGATGCAAATGTTAATCCAATTGCACAGTTCCCTAAAGAGGGTGTTTTAATTCTTGGTCAGAAAACACTTCAAGCTGCACAATCTGCCCTTGATCGTGTTAATGTCCGAAGAATGGTGTTGGAAGTTAGGAGAGCAGTCAAGTCTGTTGCACAGAAATTGCTTTTCGAGCCAAATACTTTTAGCACATGGGAACGTTTTGTTTCTATGGTTAATCCTATTTTAGAACGTGTACAATCTCAGTCAGGATTAGAGAAGTTCAAGGTTGTCATGGATGATACCACAACTTCACAGTCTGATGTTGAAAATTATGTGATGAAGGGGATGATCTACTTGGCCCCAACAAAGGCGGCAGAATTCATTAGTATCGATTTTGTTATTACAAATGCTGGTGTTGAATTTGCATAATTAAATTAATTAGTGGAGATATTTAAATATATAATATTGATAGGAGATAATAATAATGACAACTAATAGCAGAGCATTTCGTGGTGCTGGTATTTATGACAGGGAAATAGAAGTACAGGCTGCTGAGGCTGCGCCTTTTGGTACTCCTGGTGGTGTTGTTGGCACCTCTATAAAGGGACCAGCTTTTGTGCCAGTATTGTTTTCACAATGGCGTGATTTTATTATTAATTTTGGTGAACCTGATTATGATGAGGGCAATGTTGGCCCATATGCAATTAGGGAATTTTTACGAAATGCTAATGCTGGTGTTTTTGTTAGAGTTCTTGGTGCTGGATATGGCAAGCGGAATGCATCAACCAAGTTAGTTCCAGGCGCAGGGTTGCATTATTCCTCAGCCAGTTATGGTAGGGGTGGAATGTATTTTGTTGGTGCAGTTCATGGTTCAAGCTCAGTAAATACAGATTATTTTACTGGAGCGAATTTGCCAAGAACTGGCTCACTAACTAATAATGACAATAACTTTCCTGTCATCAAGACTGCAATTGTTGCTGACAGTGGTGTTATCCTAAAAATTAAAGATGATAGGGGCGCACACGCCTCTCCAGCTTATGGTTCAACTGGCTCTTATGGTACTTATGGTAATTCTACTAATTCTTTCGTGATGTATTTGGACGGATTTACTAGTTCTGATGAGGTATTGTATCCCTCTAGTATCACTGCTAGCTTTGATCACACTAAACCAAATTATGTTGATTATGTGTTGAATACAGATATGACACAGATTGATAGCTATGGTTATGCTGTGTATTCAAACTTTGGCATGGCTGATGTTGGTTCAAATGCTATTCTACAAGTTTCTGGTACAAACTATATTGACAACACAGCGTCATATGAAAATATTGTTTTCTGTCTGTCAGGATCAGAGCCAAGTACAACTGTACCAGATTTTAACAACTATGAAGAAAGATATACTGCACCAATTTCTCCTTATGTTACTTCACAAGATATTGGTGGTACAAAATATAAATTATTTAGAGTTGAGGCATTGTCTGATGGTGTTTGGGCAAATGAGAACCTAAAAATTTCAATTAGAGATGTGAGAAAAAGCACCTCAGACAATACTGATTTCGGATCGTTCACTTTACTTATAAGAGCTTTTGATGATACCGATTCTGAGCCAGTTATTTTGGAGCAATTTAAAACTCTAGATCTTAATCCAGGCTCAGAAAACTATATTGCTAGAAGAATTGGTGATAAGACTGTTTATTTTGATCATGATTATGATGATGAAGACAAACAAAAAATGGTTGTTGATGGAGAGTATCCAAATGTTTCTAAACATATTCGTATTGTTGCAACTGATGAACTTAAGAATAGTGAAGTTCCTGAAAATGCCATTCCATTTGGCTTTACTGGAAACTTTATGCTTAATACTTTTGATATGTTTGATGTTGCTGGAATCCCAGAGATTGATGCTGATATTACAAATGCAAGCATTACAGATGTTGCAGAATTCTTTAATCAAGCAGTTGTTCCACCTGTGCCACTTAGAACTGAAATCAGCAAAAAGAGTGGTAATAATAAATCAAACAATAATAAACTTTATTGGGGCGTTAAATTTGAAAGAACTTTAGCTGGCGCAACTAATTCAAATGCAGGCTTGGGCCAACCAAACTATTCAGATAAGGCAGAGCCAGCAATTAAAGCGTTTACAAAGTTTTATGGTAATGTTCATGTTGCTGAGTCAGCTACCGCATATGAATCACCTGTATGGCTACAATCAGATATTCCTACAAGTGGATCTTCAGTACTTTGGAATAATGAATTTAATCTTGGAAACATCTCAGTTGTAACTAAGTCTCTAACTGATACTGACGCTGATCGCTCACAAATATATGCATGGAAATATCATAGAAATGGTGTTATGCCTGCTGGTAGTCGATCATTTAGTGTTGATAGTGACTTAAATACAAATAGTGATGTAGCTAAGTTCTCATTCTTCCTACAGTATGGTTGGGATGGTACTGACATTACTAGAATTGATGAGAGAAGAATGAATCAAACTGCACTTAATAATGCATCTAATGGATCAGGCTGGGATACCAATATTGCTAATTCATATAAGGTGGCTATCAAAGCAATCACAGGTCCAGAAAATACTGACATTAGCTTATTGGCTGTTCCTGATATTCGTGATTCATTAATTACTGACTATGTAATTGAAAGATGTGAAGAAAGGTTTGATTGTTTCTATATTATGGATGCTGAAAATGTTGGTGATAGTAGCACAAAAATTAATTCACTTACTTCTTCAACTAGGCCATTAGTTTCAGAAACTGTACAAACTCTTGAGGATAGAGGTCTTAACACAAACTTCGCTGCAACTTATTGGCCTGATGTTAAGATATTTGATGATATTACAAATAAGTCAATTACAGTTCCACCTTCAGTTGTTGTAATGGGTGCATTTGCATTTAACGACAAAGTGTCATTCCCTTGGTTTGCTCCTGCTGGATTTAATAGGGGTGCTTTGGAGTCTGTTACTGATGTTGTTGTGAGACTTTCAAAAGAAAACAGGAATGATCTTTATGATGCAGATATTAACCCAATTTATGTCCATCCCTCTGATGGTGCTGTTGTGTTTGGACAAAAAACACTTCAAGCTGCACAATCTGCCCTTGATCGTGTCAATGTTCGAAGGTTGATGATTGAGGTTAGAAGGGCAGTCAAGGTTGTTTCTCAGGGCTTGTTGTTCGAACCTAACACACAAAGTACATGGCAGAAGTTTACAAACCAAGTTAATCCTATTTTGGAAAGAATTAAGGAGCAAGCTGGTATTGAGCGTTACAAGGTTATTATGAACGATACCACAAACTCTTCAACTGATGTGGAGAATTATGTAATGCGTGGAACAATCTATCTGCAACCTACGAAGGTCGTAGAATTCATAAGTTTGGACTTTGTTATTACAAATGCTGGCGTTATATTCTCTTAAGGATGATTGTTTCTTAAAATAAATGTTAATTGATGGGGGCCTTTCTAGGCCCCTTTTTATTTGGGGGGTTTTAAATGTTGTTGGAAGTTAAAAAGGTCAAGGTGGTTAGTAAGTCTAAATTTAATAGTAAAAAGTTCAAAGAGATTTTAGTTTTAAAGTGTGATTATTGTGGAAAAATATTTGAAAAAAGGTTTGCTACTTGGTATAGTCAAAAAGAAAATCATTTTTGTTCAAGAATTTGTGCTAACACACGTCCAGAAAGAAATGAGCATTTAAGCAGGGTAATGAAAATTATGCACCAAAACAGAACAGATGAAGAACGACTGGTTGTTAGTGAGAAGGTGAGCAAAAGTATTAAAAAATGGAATGACAATAGAACTGAAGAGGAAAAAAGGCTGGCATATGAAAAAACATCTAAAACTTTGAACAACAAGACTAATGATGAGAAACAAAAAAGGGCAAGAAAGTTTAAAAAGACATGGCATAATAGGTCAGAAGATGAAAAGAAAGCATATTCAGAAAAACAAAGGAGGAACACAAAACTAAGGTGGAATAATAAAACTGAAGAAGATAAACAAAAGTGGGCTGAAATGTCTAAAGAAAGATTAAACAATAGAACTAAAGAAGAGCGTATAAGGGATATTAATCGTATTAAAGCTGGTCTTAATAAAAGAACAAAAAAACAAATTGAAGAAGCAAATAAAAAAAGAAAAGAAACAATAAGTAAAGATCCTGATTTCCATAGAAAGCGTATAAAGAAAACACAACAAACAAGGAAAAAGCGATATGGAGAAGGTGATTGTTTTGCTAAATCAGAAATAGAAAGCATATATTATGAATATCTTTTGTTTTGGTATTCCGAAGATGAGATTGAAAGACAGAGTTTTAAAAATGGATGGATAATGGATTTCTACATTATTCCAGAAAATACATATGTTAATTTTAATGGTGATTATTGGCATGGAAAAGATCAGACACACAATGACTTAATGAAAAAAGCAATAATATATGAAAAGAAAAATAATTTGAAAAAATCTCAATATAGAAAAATTGCAAGTACTATTTTAATTGATCAAAAGAAAATAGACTACTTCAAAGAACAAAACATTCCCTATCAGATAATATGGGAGTATGATTTTAAAGAGTTTTTAAATAACAGTCCAATGTTAAAAGAAAATTTAGGTAAAAAAATGGAAAATAGACAAGTTTAATTGATAATTATATATAATGAACTTATTAGAAAAATATATTAGATTATTGTTGGTTGAATCAAGAGTTGGTGATGTCAAAAAGAAGTATCCTGATTATGGTGGGTTTATACAAACAATGTCTGAGAACGATCCCTCTAATAACAATGCATATTTGATGTGGATGGTGGGACAATTTATTGATCATATAAATAATTATGAGTCAATAATAGACACAGTTAATAAGTTTCATAAAGTTAAGAATAAGCTCCCAAAAGATAAAAGAGATCTTTATAAGTATGAACATTTATATCAATTAAAAGATGAGATGGGCAAAGTGTCAGATGTGTCAAAACGTCAACAAAAGAAGATTGTAAAGAAAAAGGGCGCAGACATTGTATTTGAGAATGATGAAGTTGTGGTATTAATCCCCAAGACGCATAAGGCCAGTTGTTATTATGGAAGCAATACGAAGTGGTGTACAGCTTCAAAGGACAACTCAAGTCACTTTGATAACTATTTAGGAAAAGTAACGTTATATTACATTTTACCAAAAGATGGTGGGGAGAAGGTTGCGGTTGCAGTTGATGAAGATAATGATAAAAAGGTGTTTGATTCTAAGGATAATGGAAAGAATTTAAGTTGGCTGAAAGACAAGTTGCAACAATATAACATTCCAAGTTCGACATTTAAGTATGTTCTGTTGACGGGGATGATAGAAAGAAATGATGGAGCAAAAGAATGGTATTTAAATGGAGAACTTCATCGAACTGATGGTCCCGCTTATGAACATCCTAATGAATCAAAAGAATGGTGGTTAAATGGGAGGCTTCATCGAACTGACGGACCTGCAATTGAATATTCTAATGGAACAAAACATTGGTATCTAAATGGAAAGTTGCATCGAGAAGATGGTCCTGCGCTTGAGTGGCCTGATGGATCAAAAGAATGGTATCTAAATGGACAGCTTCATCGAGAAGATGGTCCTGCTATTGAATATTCTGACGGCCATAAAGAATGGTGGATAAATGGAAGGGAATATCTAGAAGATAAATATTGGCAAAAGGTAGGCCTTGACAAGAAAGAAGAGTATTATAACAATTACAACAATAAAAAACAAACTGACTCTTAACTATATTTTTATGCATTTTTTATTGCATATATAAGGACTTAAAATAGGTATGAAAAATTTAAATTCGTTCATAGAGCTTGTTTTATTAGAAGGTATGGATGAGTACTACAAGGACAACACAGGCTTTTTAAAGCGAAATGTAAAGGATTTTTTGAACAAATATTCAAATAATATTGATAAATATTTTTTATATAAATCTGATCGACATTTGGAATATGCATTAAATAATATAAGAGATCTATACGAAACCTTTTCAAACATGGTTGATGATAAATATTTGGATTTTGATGAAACATCGTTTTTACCAACAAAGGATATTGATTATGATTATTTGCACAACCTTTCAGAGAACATGATTTCTTTTATAAATAAGATTGGTGACAAGGTTGAAGGTGGTGGGGATTCTATTGCTCATATTAAAGCTGGAATTGAGAAGATCAAGTTTGTTATTGTTGCAATTGAGAGGGTGTTGGGTGAGAGTGAATAAGTGAACTTATTAGAAAAATACATTAGATTGTTGTTGGTTGAGGGAAGGTTGGAGGATGTTCGGAATAAATATCTTAACAACAAAGATCTTGTTAACAATTTGTCTAGTCAAGATCCGTCAGGCAACAACAAATATCTTTTATGGATGACTCAACAAGTTGTTGATGGTGGGGAAAATGAAGCGAGTGTTGTTGATTTGGTTAACAAGTTTCATAAAAATCAACAAAGATTGAAAGGTGATAAGAGGGATTTATATAAATATAACAGCTTAAGTGATCTTGGGAAAGAGTTGAGTAAAGTTACAGATAAATCAAAAAGTCAACAAAAGAAGGCTATAAAAAAAGAAGGCGTAGACATTGTATTTGAAAGCGATAAGGTGTTGATTGTAATCCCCAAGACTCATAAGGCAAGTTGTTATTATGGGAGCAACACCAGTTGGTGTACAGCTTCAAGGAAAAACTTAAATTATTTTGAGAGTTATTTGGGAAAAGTTACATTATATTACATATTACCGAAGGATGGTGGGGAGAAGATTGCAGTTGCAGTTTACAAGAATAATGATAAAAAGATATTTGATTCTGGGGATAATAAGAAGGGTTTAAGTTGGCTGGAAAACAAGTTGCAACAATATAACATTCCAAGTTCGATATTTAAGTATATTTTACTTGCTAGAATGATAAGAAAGGATGATGGGACAATATTATGGTATCTAAATGGACAGCTTCATCAAACTGACGGTCCTGCTGTTGAACATCCTGATGGAACAAAAAGATGGTATTTGAGTGGAAAGCGTCATCGAACTGACGGCCCTGCTATTGAATATTCTGACGGCCATAAATCATGGTATTTAAATGGAGTACGTCATCGAACTGATGGTCCTGCTTATGAACATCCTGATGGAATAAAAACATGGTGGATAAATGGAAAGCGTCATCGAGAAGATGGTCCTGCTGTTGAATATTCTGACGGCCATAAAGAATGGTGGTTAAATGGCATGGAATATCCAGAAGATAAATACTGGCAAAAGGTAGGTCTTGACAAGAAAGAAGAGTA